TCGTCCCACTGTATTTCTTGTTCGTGACCTACAGTGACTTGAAAAACCACCATGTCACCATCGATGAGTAGTGTGTTATTCTTCGACATACTCACCTCGCATAACATCCTCTAAGAATGTCAGACCATCGCTTGTGATCTTCCATAAGTTTGTCCAAGTTTCGTCTTGCATGTGAGTTGAGATCAAACCGCAGCACGCAAGCATTGCTACTGCATCTGCGTTTTCTCGTGCAAAATCACTTTTGGTTGTGAAGCCTTCAAAGTGAGCCTTTGCCAATGTTTCTAGCGCGACAGCATCAGCTTCAGTGGGTTGTTGCCCAACTGCTTCCGATACTGTATTCGGCGTCAATTCTGCATCTGAAGTTGAAGCTTTCGCCTGCCTCTTCTGCGCTTCTTCGAATGATATTACCGACATTTTCGGCTATGTCCTCTCTACAGGCCACTTGCACTTCGTCATGTACCCATGCGCAGAAGACGTAATCCTCCTGCCATCCGTGCTTAAAGCCTGATTTCGTTAGATTTTGTCTTGCTAAAATTAGCCATTTTTTTGCGATAAGCGCGCCGGCAGACTGCAGAAGCAGATTAACAGCGCTGTGGCTGCTGCGAGCGTGCAGTTTGCGTTTGTCGAGACCAAGAAGATACTTACGTGTCTCAACGGTGTCTTCAACTGCACTGCGCAAGCGCTTGATCGCAGGAATAGCGGTAAAGAACTTTTCTCGGATTTTACGTCCTTCAGTTCTTCCTTTTCCGATTACCTCACCTAGCTTTTGGTCACCTGCTCCGTAGATCAAGCTGTATATAAAGCGTTTTGCAGCATCGCGATCAGGAAGACCTGCAGCATGCTGGTTCTTGGTGTGTATGTCTCCATTTAGCACCTCGGCAGAATATTCTCCTCCGTCCCAAGTATGCATAAAATGTGCGAGGCATCTGAGCTCGAGACCTGACAAGTCGCAACCGACCAAGGACCACCCAGCGGGCACTGTAAATAATCCACGTATTTCTTTACCGTAAGGCAACCGCATGCTTGGCACTTGTGCAATGTTTGGTGCAAAGTGGGTCGCTCGTCCTGAAACTGCGCCATTGGGAATATATCTCCCTCGTATGTGGTTGTTTTTGTCGACCAGTTTGAGATAGCCTTGATTTCCCTCAGCAAGCATCGCAATGCGTTTTTCCAACATGAAATATTCACCTAGGAGCTTTGCCTCTGGGTAATCGAGCTGGTCGAGGATTGTTTCATCAATTTTTGCTTGTCCTGCTGGTGTCCACTCTTTTGGTTTCCAACCGTACTTGTCGGACAAACGGGCTGCAATTTGTTGTCTGCTGCTTGGATTGAATGGGACCAACTTTGTCTTCGTCTTGAGCTCAACCACAGTGGGTTCAAAAGTTTCCTCCATTAATTCGCGGATTTTGTTGCGTTTTTCGCTTAGCATGGCGTAGAGCTGCGCTGCAGAAGTGGTATCGAAAACAAAGCCTGTTTGTTCCATATCTGCGCACACTTGGGCTATTTCATGCTCAAGTTTTACAGCTTCTTCTGCGGGCTCTTGAGCCATGCAGTGCTGGTACAGTTGTACAGTTACACGCACGTCTTGTTGCATGTACTTCATCATGTCTTCATTGAATGTTTCGAAACCACCGTCATAATCATCTTTGTAATTACCAAGACGGTGACCCCAAGCCTTCAAGCTGTGCTTGCCAAACAACTTTGGGCTCATGCCTTCTGGCCGAGACACAAAGTCTTTATCTTTAATGTTTGGAAACAGCAGTCTTGAAAGCACTAGTGTGTCGATCACATCGTTGTGCTTCCACTCTGGATACACAAGCTGAATAGCCTTGATGTCGAACCCGATGATGTTGTGGCCAATGATTAGTTGATCTTTGGCAAGATCGTCTAACCCTTGTTCAATATCATCAGGTCCGAATGACTTCAGCTCTTTGGTATCGAGATCGTAGTAAGCAAGACAATGGATCTTTGTCATATTGTCCAACAGATTGTCAGACTCTAAGTCAAAGACTTTTGCCATAGTGCTCCTTAAAAAGGCACCTCTTCAAACATGTGTTCTTTGAGACGCCCTGTGTTTTGGTCGTATGTCAAAGAGCAGGCTTCACCAGTTTCACCGGTAAATCTGTTTTTGACGACACGAACTTTTGTGGTGTTTTTGTCTTCACCTTGTTGATCTCGTTCAAGACCAAGCACGATGTCGGACAATTGCCCGATGCTGTGGCTTCCTCGGAGTGAGTTAAGGCTAACTTGAAGGCCATCTTCAAAGCCTTTGTTGCCTTCTGGTCTACGCAAATGAGACACTAGAAGCATGCCTATACCTGTCTCTTCGACAAGTGTACGCAGTCGCGTCATGCACACATCTATCGCTTTACGCTCATCCGCAATATCCAGGCCACTAATAAGAATAGAAATATGATCGAGTATAATCCAAGAACACTCGAGTCCTTTGGCCAAGTAGCGTATTTTGTTAACGATATTGTCGACAGCAATGCTGCCAAAGCTATCGTAAAGATATACGCTGTCACTGCCAAAAACGTTATCGAAAGCAGACTTGAGCTCACTCTTTTTAACGTTTTGCGCGTCGATGTGGAGCAGCTTGTTAAGCTCGATACCAATAAGACCGAGCGCAGTTCTTTTGACTGACTCTTCGAGGGCAATGTAGCCAACACGTTCTCCTTTTTGAATGAGGTGGTGAGCGCATTCACGGACAAAAGCAGATTTTCCAATACCGGATCCTGCTGTCACCGTTACTAACTCCCCTTTACGCATGCCTCTTGTTTTGTCGTTGAGGCCAGCAAAGGGATAGTCAATGGCAGGTGCTGCCTCCTGCCTGCTCACTACCTCCCATAGGTCTTTGGCAGCAATAATACCGTCTGGTCTGTATTGAGGGGCGTTCCACACGGCAGACACGAGATCTTTAACTCGCCCTGCGAGCAACATTTCATTAGCGTCTTTTAGTGGAAGCTGCGCAACAAACGCACGACCTGGCTCCATGATTTCTGCACAAGCAGCCGCTGCATCTTGACCTGGCTTATCACCATCAAAACAAAACACTACTTCTTCAAAATTCTGGAGCCACTCTAGCTCTCTTCTGACAGCCTTGGGCGCGCTTTGCGCACCTTGAGGCACAGAGACTACTGGCCACTTGTTACCAAGCGCCTGAGACAATGAGAGAGCGTCTATTTCACCCTCTACTACAAAAAGCCTTTTGCCTTTTGATTGCAGATTTTGGCCAAAGAATGGAAGATTAGAGCCGTCTCCAATGACACGAAACTCTTTGTCTTTGTTTCTTGTCTTGATAGCTACTAATTTTCCGTTGCGGTAATACGGTGCTAGCTGATGAGTAGAGTTGACTCGGTACCCGAAGTGTCTCGCAGTATCTGCTGAGATACCTCGGGCTTTGAGTGCTTGTGCTTGACCTTGCGCGTATACAACTTCCGCTTCTGTACTATTCTTTGTCTGTACTTTGGTGAACGGATTTGTGCTGCTATCGGGTTCCTCTTCTTCATCTGCTACTCCATATTGCTCGCATGAAAAGCAGAATGTGTGACCGTCGTCATATAGAGCGCCTGCGTCACTAGAGCCGCATTTGTTACACGGAATGTGAGTTAAAAACGACGCACTCGCTGATGAATCCTGTGTTGCCTGCATGATCTGGTGCACTCCAATCTTCTGGTTTAATTAAGTCCCAGCCTTTACTTTGCTCACGGCCTACCTTTGTGCCGCGCTCTTTCGACATGTTAGCTATATGGACTTCGTCCCATGCTTCTTGGATGTCGACACCCGCAATGGCTAGTGTGCCAAGTGCAAAGACAGTTAGGTCGATTAATGAGTCCACGACGCCTTCCGCGTCACCAGCAGCTAGTGCGGCACCATACTCAGATAGCTCTTCTTCCATCTGCTCTCCGCGGAAACATAATTTACCGAATGTTAGTGGTTCATGGTTGAAACCATATTTGGCTTGCAACGCATATACATCTCCTACAATTGTTGACATGCTTACTCCTTATGCATACGAAGCAAACGCCTTGATGAAATAGTCGGTGTCATGTTTTTTGTAGTCGTACAAAATGTTGACGCCGTATTTGCCGCTTGACGCTAGCTCATCAAAAACGTTCACAACTTCTGTTATGTCATCGAACATCTCACTGCGTGTTTGCTGAATACGCTTGTGGTCTTCAGCAGCACTTTCAGTGCGACAGAAAATAAATGTTGGCTTGTAGGCTTTGATCATTTCCTGCATCAAAGCTGCAGTGTCGTAGCTTGGACCATTTCTATAAACTAGGCCGTAAGCTGCTTCACTCATGGCAAATCGGTCAATAACAGTTGGCACTCCAGCTTGCTCTTCTAGTTTGCCGGCAGTATGACCTATAAGTCTGTGGTATGCTTCAACGTTCCATTTTGGATGGTAAGAGCAATGGAAATATTGTCCGCCTACTTCTTCGCATATGCGTTTTGCCAGAGTGGTTTTGCCGGTGCAGTCAGCACCTTCAATTATTATCATTGACTGGCCTCCGCTGTTTGTTTGCGGCAGAAATCAGGTTGTAGATGAATTTGTCTGGTGATGTAGTTGCGCAAGCAACGCTGTAAGACTTGTCTCTGTTGTTTGTGGATTTGTCTCCTAGCCAAACTCCTGCGTCTTCAAAGTGGTGCTCGTATAAGTGGAGCGAGCCCACGCGAACACATAGCTTGCCAAGACCGACCGCTACATTTTTGATCTGCCATAAAAATACTTGCATGTATTTGGCGATGGCTGAAAATGTGAAGATGTCGTAAGGCATGCCCCAGACAACATCTTGGCTGCGCATATTTACCAAAGCATTTAATTTGCCATCACGGATGATGAATTGAATGCCTGTGGTGCAAGGGATGTCCTTGCTTGGACCGGGGCGCTCTCGCCAAATGTTGATATAACAACGTCTGCTGTCATTATCGTTGGCTAGCTCGTTGGCTGCCCAACTCACTTGTTCTATTAGTTTAGGACCATAAGCGCCGTTTAGCGTAAAGCCATCGTCGCTAAACCGATGGTAGCTTTTCATATACTGCATGATAAAATCAGCGTCGTTGCGACCACTTAAGATCCAAGCAGCTTCACCGTACATAAAGGCGTAGTTAAGATTACGACCCATGTGTGTGACAATCGGAAATTCTAGAGGTGTTTCGTAGTTGTAGTTTAGTATTTCTTTGATTTTTTGGTTTCGAGGCTCACACTCATATTCATAATTGTACTTAGTATCTTCGAGTGCTTTGAGCCAAACATTAGTTGCTGTTTGCATACAGCCTCCCTCAAAGTGAAAGGGACGCCCGAAGGCGCCCCAGTTGATTAGGCAAGTTGCTTAGAGTGCGGCTTGCCCAAGTAATACTCTGTGTAGGGAGTTCCACGAGTATCTGTCTTGGTCTTCTTTTTGATATTGTGACCCTTTGCAATGAGCTTGCTGATTGTTGCTGTAAGGTTCTGCAAATCAAACTCATGCATAGCAATCAACCGTGTGACTTTGCGGCCACTTTTCAGGTGTTTAATGAGACGTTCTTGTTTCGTCATAAATCCACTCTCCTGGAATAAGTTTGTCGGCATACGGAAATCCGTATTTAGTGCACCAGTCGCCGTAGCTTGTTTTGCTACCTTTGTTGATCTTCGATGCACTGCGGGTAAAAATCATACGAATGTCTAGCTCGGGATTTTGGTCTTTTACTAAGCGCATTTTGCGACGATCTTCACTTGTGAACCGTCCTTTGCATTCAATGATTACGCCGTTTGGTAAGACAAAATCTGGGATGTACTTAGCGTCGATCTGATATGGGACCTTAGTTTTTTCATACTCAAATACGACGCCAAGCTCATTTAGCTGATCAGCTACAGCAGCTTCTAATCCGCTCCTGTAGCCATTCGTAAATTTGATGTGTCTAAAAGTCGTAGGACGTCTCACTGCTTTCGGGCTCTTCTGCTGCAGTGTGGACGTAGCCGTTTTCGACTGGATCGAAAGCGGTACTACCAAACTCTTCAAGCGTAATGATTTGGACGGCATTGAGATACATAGTGACACCTGTTGCACCTCCGGCGTTGTAGGTCGACATCACTCCTGAGATTTTGATCTCCGAACCATTACCGACGTTAAGGTCCTGCTTAATAACGCTGCCTTCTGCATCGTATAGTACAGGCTTCTTGCTTGATTTAGCTCGAAAGCGGACGCCTCCACTTTCTTCGTCAATTTCGAATGGCCACTTTGCTTTGCTAAGTGCTTTTTCACCAAATTCTTCTATGTAAATTTTCTTTGCTTCAGCCATGATTGGTGCAGCTTCATCTTTTGGCACCATTAGGTCTGTCTTATATTTACCTTCAGTATCAAACCGAGTATCGGGGACTGAAAACCACGGCCATACTGCTGTGCCCTGTGGTGAAGTAAATTTTGCTTTACTCATAAAGCGCTCCTTCGTCTTCATTATTTGTAGGTAAAGTTGAGGCTGCTTCTTTGAACAGCCAATTTATATTGACGCCTTCGTGATCTAAATCTGCGAGCAGATCTACAGGAACTGGGACGTCATCAAGTATGAGGCTTACTGCACGCGCAATAAGAGCCTCACGTCGTGTTGTTTCAAACGACATGCTGACTCCAATTTTTGTATTTTTTTTTGGTTATGCGAACGCGTAGTCGCTTACTAACACTTCACGCAAATCTAAGTTTCCGCGTTTTGGTACTTCGACCATGGACATTCGATCTTTGTCGTTTAATTGGCCATATGCGGAGTTATATAGTCTTTGCATGACATCATAGTGCTCGTACATCGCAACGAACTGCTCACGGATTAGGTACGAGAAGTTTTGAGTATCAGCTGCGTGGGTAGCAAAACTATCATGAATAAGCATGAAGTCTTCTATTCCAGCCTCTAATCCTGCTAAAACGCTGAACATGAGATGGCTAGCGTCAAGTGAATGAATAAAATTAGGCGCAGCTGCGTTGCGTTGCTTCATTTTATCCAAAGTGCCTTTGGGCGTAGTGCGTAGATTTAGCATTATGCAGTTATACACGTTGCCATCAGGCGTCACCTTGCT